CCCCGCTAACCTTCGTTATGAAGACTCGCAGTAAAAATCGCTGCGGTTCGAAAATCTACCTTGTTCAGTTTTCGCATAATCGCATAAAGCTTTCTGCACGGACACCAACTTGATATAAAAGGACCGACGTCAATTCTTTATTAAGGAAAAGATTTGAGAAACAAAACCTATGTTGTAACCCTCAATAGAGGATCGGGGGGCCAGCTATGAACCACGTTTGAGGCGGTGGTCCAATTTGAAAGCCCAAAGAGAAATCATCACCAGCTGCAAAAGACACCTGCGATACTGGAAAACTAGGAAATGCCTCACCAAAAGAAGTAGTGTAAGGCCAAAATAACCTAATTTGCCCAGGATCACCAATGCCTCTAAACGGAATAGGTGAGTACCATGGCAATTCAACCACGTTACAACTACTCTCGGGGCGAATGACCAACTTGGGATATCCAGCATTTTGCCAAACAAGACCTGTAGTAATATCTTCGTTCCATGCGTAAGTAACAACAAAAGGATTAGGGGAAGCACTCCACTCAGTATCATTAAGTTGAAATTCAACACGTAAGGAACCTGTCCAAAACACAAATGCTGTTTGCAAATACGAAATAAACCAATTATTAGCCATAATAACAGCACCATCAACCCCCCCGTTCCCAAGGGCCCCAATGGCCACAAAATCTGAAAAGCGCTTAACAAGATTACGAAAACTTAAAAAACGTTCTCCAATTGTAGTCATATGAGCCCAAAGTGAAGGATCTTTTACACAACGAAGCTGTTCACAGCTAGAACATTCAACACCATCAGAAACACCATCAGAACCAAACGGACCACCTTGAGCAACAAACTTTCGCTTAACGGGAGTAGTTGAACTACTACCTGACTCACTCTCTCCAGAGTGAGGTTTTGAGGGCTCTAAAGCAATTTGAGTATGTCTACCAGGAACGGCAAGCTCAAAATCATGACCAGCCCCACAATAGACAACTATAGACACATTACTAGCAACAGTACCAGAAGAATTCATCAAAGGATTGATGACATTAACTCGCAAGCACCCAGTATACAAGTCATGCGCCGTAAAGACGTTACCATTGAAGGGATAAAAATAAATTTGGGACCAAGCCGATTTGGCTACATAAGGAATTTCAAATTCAATAGAAGAACTCTCAGTGACATCCCAAACATACCGGCAAAGAAGAGCATCTTGATTACCAGTCGAGGGAGTATTAGCCAAAATACCCATTTGCCAGACTATTTCAAGAACACCAGTATGAAAAGCAGTCTTAGCAATACTAAGTCTATATTTAATACTCCCACGCCACATCTTAAATGTTCCACACACAAAATTTAACGGAATAGGAACTCCCGTCCACTCTGTGCCGCCGGAAATGGGATAATTCGGAGTAATTCCAGGCATAACATTCCATGACATAAGTGTACTTCCTGCAGAAGCAGAACCTAACCATGAAATGAGTCCCAAAACACCCATCCGAGAAGCAAAAGTATTAATATTCATCTCATCATTCTTACGACTGAACATCGTACGAGGAATAACAATCTTTTGAGTTTGGACTCCAGCTAATTTAACAACAGGAACCAAGGTCGTCATCTGTGCCTGAGCAAAGTTAGTAACAGGAAGCATGCAAACAAAGTGAGTATTGACAGGGGGTGCCGATGCACCCATAATAGCTGCCAATTCCCCACTAAATCCACTACTAACACTTTTCCCAACTTTCTCAGAAAAATCACCAAGAGGACCGAGGATACTGCTCTCTATGTCCTCCATCATTCCACCAATAGTTTCTACTGATGACGCAACGGAAGTCAACCAAGCTGGAGAAGTTTCATTTCTCCACTTCCACTTAACACCACGTTCAGTGTTAAGAAAATTGGAATGTGATTCAACTTTCTTCTTTTTCTTATCACCCCCATTACCAGGAGCAAGAGAAAGAATAACTTGACTAGCTGAATCCTTGCCTTGCGACGAAAAAGTAAAATTCGTAAAACCAGGTCCACGAACATGAACGTCCTCAAGCCAAGAATACACTGTAAAAGCTACACTCATAGAAGGAGAAGTAAGAGTCCACAAATCAACACTACCAAAATCAAAATCAGGTACACTCGTAGAAATAGAACCTGAAGGTGAAAAAGCTTCAATAGAACTCCAATTAACCGGAGTAACTTGTTCAAATTTCAATATAGCACTCTTAGCACTAGAAAGATCAACTTCAACACAGGGGTCACCACTGCCTTGAGTAACACTAACTGATCCAGCAAATCCCGGTCTACAACTAAGCAAGAGTTTGCCACTAACAAAAGGACCAGAAGCAACTATTACTTTTACACAAAAGCGACACCTAAAATAGACAAAATTTGCCAACTTTGCCTGTGCATTGAAATTTTTATAGAAAAATGAACTAGGAGCAATAGCTAACATAAGATTCACGTTGGCTGTAGTTCCGGTCAATCCTTGGGCAATAATGTAAGGTCTTTCAAAAATGTCACTACTGGCATATTCAACAGGATCCATATGATCACTCAAATAAGACATAGGAAGCTTATCAGTAGCAACTACAGCAGTATCAACATTAGAAATGAACTCAGCATCACCCAAATCCATAGATTGTAAAGGCTGTCCATCATCTTCAATGCCTTGAGCTTGGTATTTCCGATTGTAAGACGGAAGAATTACTTGCATTTTTTTATGATCGCGTGCAAGCTCCGCGAGTAAAATTGCAACCAAATCTTCATTAGAAACAGAAAGAAATTGATCAACACTATCAAAACCCAAATACTTAATTTGAACAAAGCACTTAGGCAACCAGTCAAACTGGCCTGTAGCATGATAATAACTTACTTCCTGTCGATAAGAAAGAATTGATTGCGGATAGACATCAAGAACACGACGAACCTCACAAAATTGCATCATCTTACTCAACCTGCTCAGTTCAAGAACAGAAACTGAACGAGTAAAATGCCTACCCAAGAAGGTATATGTAGATCGGGGCTCACAATAATCGTAAGGCTCAACCCATGCAAGACCTGTTAGCTTGTCATTCCCAGTGATTACAAAACCACTTTCAGCGGCACACTTGCTAATAATATTTGGATCATACTTATCAGCTTCATGCGCGGCTGCAACAGAATCGTCACCAAGGAAAAACATACGAACAAAAGAATCTACCTCCTCAGGCAAACAATTATACATTACTGAAAAACCATCAGTAAAATGAATAATCTGACAAACAATATTGAAAATAGTGGTCAAAAAACTACCACTAGGATGTCCACCCTTAGGTTCAACCATTTCACGCCCAATCAACAATCGACTGAACGCAAGACGGCGTATGAGAACTTTACGAATATAATCATTTTCATCGACGACTTCATCTCCAACAACATAACCCACAGCAATGGATCGTATGATACGTTCAACCAAAGTAAAGAAAGCAGGTGAAAATGATTGATCCTGTTTCTTATAATCAGCAACAAGAACTTTAGGATTTTTAAGTCCTTCAAGAAGAGCATTGTGCAAAGTACGACCATCGCAAGGCTCCAACCCAAGAGCTGAATGAATTAACATGTTTTTCTTAAGAAAAGTAGCAGCAACTCCCAAAAAAAACATGCGTTGAAGAAGAAACTCATGACCGGGAGAACCAGCAAAAAGTCGAGTATTAAACTCATCGACTTTAGATGTTAAACGAGCTTCCTCCTTAAGACTGACGGCGCAAGCATTATCGAAAACACCACCAGTCCTTATCTTATCAATCAACTCTTGAATCATTTGAACACAATCCTCATTCGGATAAGGAATATCATCAAGTCCATATTTATGTAACTCCTCGGCTGACATACAAAGAACACGTTTAGTGGGACCCAACTTATTCAACGGAGGACCAACTGCGGCTTGACGATTCAATGAAGGTAAATAACCTCCCCCACTGAAAGTATCCTCAATACTAGGCTTGTGTATAATAGCCTCCCTACACAACTTAGCGGCAACCACATTAGCAACATTTTCTAAACGAGGAGGAAGAACCACATCACGCTTACTAAGCTTCATAAGATTATCGAGACCATTAATAAGAGGATCATGACCAACGTCATCAGGTCTAAGAACTGAAACTGAATACTCATCACAACCAGGAATTCCGGGACAATTAGTCATCCCAAGTCTACCATGCGGATGGAGAGGGAGAACTGAGTTGACTTTATCACTGTCAACACCATAAAACTCCCCCAATCCACCTGCAGGATTACTCAAAGGAGGAAGACTAGTAGAAAAAACACTGTTTAAGGAAAAAACAATGTCATCAAAAACACGGAACACACGATTTTGACACGTATCATCAGCAGCAATATGAAATCCCATTACAACACCACCAACAAGATTATCTTTGTTTGACTCATTCACATTTATGTATAAAGCGCCACAAATACCACCAAAACCAGGAGCATCGGTAAATCTACAACTCTTTTTCGGAACTGTATAATTACCAGAGGAAGCAGTAGTATAAGTAACATCATCATTACAACAACGAAACAAACCATCAAATTCATGAATCTCATTGTTAGCATCGCGGTAAACCTGACGACACAAACCCTGTTGAGGAGAAACCTTTATCAACTTAGAAAACTGATTTCGAATACCATTTAACTTAAGCGACTCAAGGCAAAGCACAGAACAATCATCCTTAATGTTTTCAAGAAAAAAAACACCAGAAGTACGGCCCTGAGGAGGCAAATCAATATTTATACGGCCATTAGTAAGCTTAGCACCATAACGAAGAATTTGAGCACCAACGTGATTAGGCAAAACCAGTCGAGAATCAGTAACCGCAAGAGCATTACCAGCCATAATTCCTTTAACAATAACACAAAACAAAGAATCATAGATAGTAGGAACCTGTTGAATAGTTCGAAAATTATCTAACAATCCGGACATACGATCTTGCATACCTTGAGCTACAGAATTAGGATAAAACTCATAACCACCTTTCTTCGTAACACGAACATAAGAACGACCATCGCTATGAATTGGAACGCCTTGAGAAACATAGCAACCTTTGTCACCATCCCACCAACAATGAATACCATCAATTATTGTGTGACCAACATCTGCAATATCAGCAACTGTCTCCTTAAGTTTCTTGGCCATAGGAATCACACCAATCATAACAATAACAAGCAACAACAATGAGAATCCAATGACTTTAGCATTCATAGCGATAGCTTTCTTAAAATGGACCCATATACCTTTACGAACAATAGGCGTAACAAGTCCATCAACTATCTCATCAAAAGTCACTTCAGTTCCATCAAGACAATCACACTCCTTAAAAGCTTTAGGAGCAGTAGTATCATAAACTATCTCAACAGACTCAGTAATCTCAAAGCCTTTCTCATCATAATATTTACATTTATCTTTAGGACTCCACAACTTAGTAAAATAACTAGTGATATCGCCCCAACCCTCAGCATGGAAAGGAACAATTTCTTCTTCCTTACCTTTATCATCTATTGAGTCAAAAAGATCCATATTCATAGGCATAGAAAGAGGATCATAATTAACACAAGCACAATATTCCATATCTGCGAGATTTATTAAGGACTTCCAAGAGTGATTTCCATTAGACAAATCTCCAGGAAGAGTTTCATCACCAAACATAGTTATTTTAAACTCATACAGCTCCTCTTCTGAAACAAAAGAGTCAACAGGAACAAGCGTAGGCATATCTTTACCTTCAAGAGTAACATATTTCATTATCATACGATTCTTACTAACAAAACCTTTTTGCAAAATAGGTTTTATTCGATACTTAATGCGAGTACAGACAGCTTCTGGATCAACTTTTGATTTGACATGAGTTTTTATATTAGCATCAGTCATCTCTTGATTTGTAGCACCAATAACAAGATCAACTTTTGCTAATTTCCCTTTATCATCACAAGCTGCCATATTAAGTTTACCAGGTTGAGTAGAAACAAGCGTAAACAACAAACTCACACTCTTACTAGGTTTAACATCACTATCAATCTCTTGGCCCCATTCGTCAAACAACCAAATAGGCTGACTATCATAGCCACTGCAATACTCATCACCAACATCAACATGATAAGACGCATTGTTGTAACTAAAGATACCTCCAGGAGAAAAACGATCTTTATGCTTATTAGCTATATACTGAGACAAACGAGCAACTAAGTGAGATTTTCCAAGCTTAGTAGGACCCCAAAACATAAAAAAAGCAGCTCTGCGGCGAATATTCTCAATAGCATATATACCAGTTGTAGTGACATATCTAATAGAAGGTGCCATGAGTTCAGACATCTCACGAGAATCATGACCATAATTGCGCCTTTCCTTAAGATACTTAGCGTAGTCAGCACTTAATTGAACACGTTGAGAAGCAACACTTTCACCACGAGAACTAGCTGAAACAATATCAATATGAGTCTCCATCATTGAAATACTAGCAGGGAACATTGTGCGCAGGACTTCAATCCTAGCACTCTTCTCATCTCCGTCATAATACTTTAACAAGGTCATAAACTGATCCCACAACTGAGCGCGATTATACACACCAACTGCAGTTATCATAGCCATCATTAAATCACTTACAACACGAACATTTGGCACAGCACGACCCAACCCAACAAATATAGCAATACAAAGAGCAGTGACAACTCCACCAAAATCAGTAACGCTTTGAGCCTCAACAGTAGGTGTAAAGAATTTCAAAAGAGAACAAGCACCAGTGACAATCGCATTATCCCAAACCAATTCCAAGAGCACACTAGGGGCAGTATACCCAACAGCGATTCTGATCAAAGTCTTAATCAATGAAAAAATAACTGGTTTGAAAATAATAATCTGTTCCTTAACAAACGAACCTGCCTGGCAAGCCTTATCAAAAACTATCTGAACAATAGTATCAGTCATAAAAGACATACCACCACTAATAAAATCTTTAACATTGCTTATAACCCAACCAATAACATCACCAAACACCCTACACAACTCACCAGGAACATACGCCAAAAAATCAACAACAGCACCAAGACTAGAAGTAAGGGCAGTATAAGCATCACCAAAAAACGTTTGAGCAACAACATTATGTGGATAAAGCTCAATAGCCAATGATTCAGCAGCGGCAACCCAATGATCTAACCTAACATCAGAAGAGTACAACTTGAGAGAACGAGCAATAGCATATCTAATATGTGGTGAAGACAAAGAAACATTCAAAGGATTATCACGCAACCTAAGCAAAGAAAAAACACCACTCTCTGCAAGTTTCATATAAAATCCAATATCAATTTCTATATCACAAATTATTTCACGAAGAAGATGAGAACACATATCAACTCCGCCACATATATCACAATGATTACCAATAGTACAAGCCAAAGCAGGAATACAAGAAGCAAATTCATAGCCAGGCATAACAGGCCAATTACCAGCAATCCAAAAATCCAACAAGTAAGGACGAACCGTTGAATCTCTAATAACAAACCGTGATTCAGGCAACAAGTCATCATACCAATGCAATATTTTAACTTCACAACCCTGAGCAACAAATTTATACTTAATGTGTGAACCAATATTAAACCATGCCTGTGTCCAATTATCAGTAGCCAAACTCGTAAGAACATTAGATAACATCCAATCATCAACACACGCATCAACATATGTCTTGACCTTGGTGTCAAAAATAACATAACAGAAGGACTCGGGACAACACTGATAACAAAACATACTAATATCACCAACAGCAGTACCAGCATTTTTAAGAGCAGCATTTGCTACACCAAGACATGAATCGTTACTCTGACATCGATGCACTCCTGAGAAATGAACAACTTTTTTAAGATCTTCTACAATCTCATCATAATCAGGAATATTTTTGCGTTGCGAATCTAAATTAACACTTTGCAAAATTCCTTCAACCATAGTCTTATACATAAAATTAGAAATAGCAACCTTATGAGCATTCTTTCTACGTCTCAAATGCAACATGAAAGAACGCCATTGTCTACAAGAAAACAAAGAATAATCAATCGGCAAGACACAGCCAAGTCGAGAGCAAGAGAAACATCGCAAATTAATAATAAGATGAGCAAAAAGAGCGTTGCCAACCTTACTATCAGGATCAGTGACAGTAGTAATAGCATCATCTCCATTAGCTTGAAGAACTGAAGCAACAACAATAGGAATAAGTTCAGGACAATCAATACACGGAATTTGAGGGTCAGAATTAGGACCTACACTAGACCTTTCATCTTCAATGTCTGGCTGTTGCCAATCAGAATCAAAAAACAACCTACCAAGTAAACTAGAGGATGTTGTTGAACCTGATAATACAACAAACGGAGGATATTGACACTCAATAGAATCATTAGTATGAGACTTACTCCACTCCTTGGCTAAACGACGAATTTTCAATTGATCAATTGCACTATGGACGCGATGACAATAATCACATTCACAACCATCAGGACAATCAATAAGTGTATCACGTAACTCATCGAAATTAGCAACAAATGATTTAGGCCCCTCTCGGGGGTGGGAATCACCCTGAACAGATTTACTCTCCTCATTAAAGAGATGGGAATCACCCTGAGGAATAACCTCACTTCGTGAAACTTCGCCCACGGAAAGAGCAACATCTAAAGCCGCCGAGTTTAGCTCGACAGGGAGTTTCTTTGGTAAGAAAGCGTCCATGCTTCTGTCAATAGATGTATCCATACCTTTTATACTCTTATGGAGTGTTAATTATTCGGCTAAGTACTAACCTATTCCATTTTTAAGAAGGAGAATGGAAAAACTCACTTCACGTAAGCCCACACTTAAACAGGGAGCGTACAAAAGAACTTCGCTACAACATCAATAATCATGCGAAGCAGGAGAAACGAAATTTCCCCTATCAATATGATTGTATCCATAAAGAGATCCCATAAAACGCATACAGCAAACAATGAACAAATATCGGCACAAAGGTTAATATTGCTCTAACATTAGTACAATAGTTCGTATTGTACGAAAGTATTACAAATAATAACGTTAAATACGGACAAAGGGCCAATGCAACTATAC